CCGACAACAGCTCGAGGAGCTCCAAATTGCCGACACAACCACACTTCATATTCACACCAGGCTCGTCTAATGGTGGCATCAAATTTGGCGAGATCATCCTCGAGCCACTGGCCTGATGCCATTGTTATAAACTCAGCCGCCTTTTTGGCGGACACGCCACTCGTGAAGCACATAAAATTCTTAGTGCTCCAACGTCGCTTCATCATATCTTGCAGAGCCATAATCCATGGCCCTACCAAACAGATGAACTCGGGAGTTGCGCCTTGGATCAAACGGGGCGCCTTGCATTTCCTCCCTAGTGGTGAGCTGTACAAATCATTTTCAACCTTCACGAAAGATGATCTCTTCGTAAACATGTACAACTGCGAACGAGTAAGGGCACTCAACTCTGAGATGCCTTCGGCCTCAAGCCGCTCGAACGTTTTCTTGAGTATCCTCTTGACACTTGGCGAAGCGTTAGATCTCTCGAGATACTCCCTCGGACTAGCGCTATGAATCTTATGCATCTTGGGGAAGAGTTGGGAATGGTTTCTCTTCGCCCAATCCGTGCAGTCATCAATGCTCGTTCTGTAGCGCACACCGCGCGGCAGAGGACCAATTTCAGTACGTTGGCCCAAGCCAGGCTCTTGAGTAGCACACAATACTCGAGTTTTTAAAGCCTGTTGTTCATTGAATTGATTGCTCGCAAAGCAGGTTGGTCGATAGCCGTTCGTGTCAAACGCCATTTCAACGTGCTTGCCCCTAATTTCCATTGGGGTCTTAGATGCTAGATTCGGTCTCAACCGCCTCTCATCCAGAACCATAGAAGCTCCATCCTTGAACTTCTTTGGGTCTGGCAAACGCGCGCAGTTCACTGGCAGTCGTGATACTGGTACTGCTACGCTTACGGTCGGAGCACAGTAATGCTCCGTCTCATTTAGAAACGCTGGTTCATACCCTGGAAAACACTAGTCCCCGAAAAGAGACCAGGCAGGCAGAAACAACGTTCCCAAACCCGGTTGGTGTGCAACTGTTTCGCCAAAGCAGAACAGGCACTTGCCAAACCGGTAGACACTCCACCAGTGACGCCCCGAACTTGAGAGAGGACACTATTCCTCATCTTAGCCAGGACAATCACCGAGAGAATGCCACCAACACATATAGCTGCCACTGAGGCGCGACCCATCTTGGTGGTCATCGCGCTCTTGAGCTTGGGCCAACTATAAAGGCGCAAATCGACATGCGCTCCTTCAACGACTCTCGAGACATTTTGCTGTTTGTCCCAAGAGCTGATGAAAGCAATTGCTGGAGCATAGAGATTGGCGTCATACTGCTCCTGTGCAGTTATGGCCAACTCTGAGACAAGAACGCGACAACGCGCAACGGAGAGTTGGTAATTCTCCCATGTCGCGTCGCGATTCCTGTTTGTCCACCAATCCCTCATCTCTGCC